TGACAGCCCCACCGATACCCGTCGCGGTTGTCTCTGGCTTCGCCGGCTCCACCGCCTGCGCACCACCAGCCGCCCGAATCTGCTGCGGCTGGGCCGCCTGCTGCTGAGGCACCAATCCGCGCCGCCTTGCCTCTTGCAGCAAACCCGACTGCTCAGGCGACAGGATGCCGCGCCGCTCAGCCTCAAGGAGCAATTCGAAGTCCATCAGCGGCCTCCAGGCATGGGCGATTGCGTGAGCCGCCGCAGAAGTTCCTCATTCGACATGCCGGCGTATGGCGAAGCCGCAGTCGGTGCAGCACGCGGACCAGCCGGGGCAACCTGTCCAGGTTTGACAGGTGCGCCAGGGATGGCTGCCGAAGGTTCTCCGTCTTTGGGCGGAGTTTCCACCGCCTGATAGAAGATATTGGCCGTGTTCAGTCCGTAGCCCTTGGCAATGCGCTCGATGCCTTGGCGCACTTGGCCCTCTTGCGTCTGTGCCGTTTCGAACAGCTTGCCGGCTTGACCCTTAAACGATGACCGCTGCGAAGGCGAAAGCCGCTGTCCGCTGATAACGCGGTTGTAGATGTTTTGGATTCGTTCTGGTACGCCTGCCGCGTTTTGTGCCGTGGCGAATTCGCCCTCGCGCACCACAGAGCCAGGGTCCAGCATCTTCATGTAGCCGAAGATCAGCGACAGGTCGCCGACGGCAGTATCCTCAGACGCCAAGACGCGGCCATAGGCCGACTTGACCTCTTGGTATCCCTTGGTCTGGTCGCTGTACTCCCTGCGGAACTTGCTCTCAGCCTCTGGGCGCTTGTCCGCTGGGATGACGCCGGCAGATAACTGATTGGCCTCTGCGCGTGCCCGAACGGCATCCGCGCCGGACTTTGCCGCCGCAGCATCAGATGCACGACGTGCTGCCTTGGCCTGCTCAATCTGTGCGTTCGTAAGGTTCAGGGCAGCTCCGAACCTTTCAGGCGCAAACTTTGCCTCGGCCTCCTTGATGAGAGTCGTGGCCGTTTGCTCGCGCACCTTGAACGGCTCCAACGTCCGCGCCCTGCGCTCTTCCTGAGTCTTCTGCCATCCCTCAATCGCTTCCTTGCTGCCAGGCAGGCCAGCCATCGCAGCGCCTGCTGCGAAGATGCCATTGGCTGGGTCCAGCTTCGCCAGCTTGGCAACCGTCCCCCACGCCTGCGCCATCTGAGGGTTTTTCTCGCGCTCTGCTGCTTCGCGCTCCTCAAGCATAGCAATGCCGATCTGCGGGTCTTCGCTGCCAAGCGCGGCCATGACTTGTGTGCCAAAGCTCAGAGCGTTTTGCTGCTGCGTTTTGCTCATGCCCTCAAATACCCTCGCGGCCGCCTCTGACTGATCCTTCGGTGCGATGAGGCGATATTCCGCAAAGTCAGATTCCGTCGCCATCCCTCCGCGAATCTTTCCAAGCAGAGAGTCGGCCGCCGTGGCCAGGCGATTCTGAGCATTGATCTTGGCCTGAATCTCCTGCTCCTGGGCAGCCTTCAACGCCAGCGCCTGCTGGTTGGCAGCCCGCGCAGCTTCAATGTCCTGGAAGGTAGCACCCAGCTTCAAGCCCTGCAGCACCCCAGCAAACGGGTCCGCCTGGGGGATAACGTAGTTGATCGGTTGGACCATGGTGTTACCCCTCAAGGACCGGGCATGACCGCGTAGGACGGCAGGCCGCTGATTACACCGGGCTGGATTGGCGTACCGCCGAACAGATTGCCGAACACATTGCGCCCGGTAGCCATCTGCAGGCCCGCCAGTTGCCCCGGAATCTGCGCCAGTTGAGCAAACGGAGCCGCAGAGCCCAGCGCACCGCCGGCCCGTGCTGCGCCCTGCTGTTGCAGCAGGTTGCCCACGTTTACGCCAGTTTCCATGCCAGCCGTACCCACGCGAGCCGCAGACTGCTGCCCCAGCGATGTCAGGCCGCCGAGCCGGCTGTATTGCTGTTCCAGAGCCTGCTGCAGCATCTGCGGCCGGAACTGCGCCAGCGCGGCCTGCACGTTGCCACCACGCAGCCCACCAGTGGCCGATGCGCGTTGCAGGATGGCCTCCTCGCCCTGACGTGTCAGCGCCTGGAGCAGCGGACTCTGCTCGATGCCTGCAATGGCCTGCTGCTGCGCTTCTGCGCCACCCAGGCCGATGAGGTTCTGCATGCCTGCGAGTGCCGGCTGACCAGCCTGCACATACGGTGCCAGCAGACGCTGCATCTCGTCGAACTGCCGGCGCTGCTCGTCAATGCCGGCCTGAGCCGCGCCCGACTGTGCCCCTGCCGCCTTGCTGGCAGCGTCGGCCTGCATGCTGGAAGACAGCAGATTCCCGCCGACAGCGATCAAACCAGATACCGGATCAGGCATTACCGCCTCCCTTGTTGAACTCCGCAAGATACTTGTCCAGCGGCTCGCCGTACATGCCCAGCACCTTGTGAGCTACCGATGCCGCCGCCACAGGGCCGTGGCACAGGCGCACAGCGGCCAGCACCAGCTCGTAGTAACCGGCCCGCCAGACGTAGGACTGAGCCGATGCGCCGCCTTCGCGCTCCACGCGGTCAGAGGCTTGCCACTTCAGCACCATCATGCCCACGAGAGGAACCAGTTCGGCCACATGGCGCGAGAAAAACGTGTTCTGCGGCATCGCTACCAGGACGTTCCAGATCGTTGCGTCCAGCGCCTCGCGCTTGACAGGATCGCCATCGGCGTAGTCGTCGAACGTCTGGATGCTCTGCCAAAGCATGAGTAGCCACTCCGCAGCGTCGGCGGGCAGCATCAGCGAGTCGAAATGCGTGCGCAGGCTGTAACTCATGGCGTCCTCAGAGGCTGCCGGAAGCCATGAACTCGGCACGCGCATCATACCCGTCAGGTGATCTCGCGTCCAGACACCCGCAGCGTCAGCGCTGTGGCGTGGCTGGCGATGGTAGAGATGAACCCGCCTGACTCCAGCGCCTGGCCCACCAGTTCCTGGCACAGATAGCACTCGCCAGGCACCACGGTGCGGTCGTCGATGACGAGGTTCGAGTTGCCAGCCGAGCCGCCCGAGGTGACAAGGTTGACGGAGAACGTGCGGTTCACCGTGTCGGTGTTCGTCACCGTGGCCTTGTCGATGATGGCCTTGGCGTTGGTCGCGGTGTATTGCGTGGTTTGCGTGGCCTCCATCTGCTTGGGAGGGACGAGGACTTTGACGGTGACGGTCATTGGAACCCCTGGATGTTGTTGGACACGGTGACGATGATGGACGGGATGCCAGGATGCGGAGCAGTGGCGGGCACGGCCAGCAGTTCCACCGACAGGTGGCTCACCGAAAACATGATCTCGACGTAATCGCCGGCCTTGAGACTGAAGAAATAGTTGAGCGCCGAGAAAATCTCGGCGTTGTTGCCCTGGATTCTGATCTGACTGGCCGAGTCCGTAACGTCCGCGCCATTTTTGCGAAACCAGATGTAGAACTCGGCGGTGCCGCCACTCGTCTTGTCAAGCTGTATGGACAGTTGCAGGTTGTAAATGCCGTCCGTGTCCACGTTGATGCGCGTCTGCGGAGAACCGCTCAGGAACACGCCGGATGACAGGTCCGTGGTGTTCAGCGTTACCCCGGTGGCTGTGTTAATGGTCGCCGCGGTTTGCGTGGCGGTGCTGTAAAACGACCCGTAGCGCGACCGCTTGAACTCACGCGGCGGCGGGGCCTGGGTCAACAGTTCCAGCGCCGTGCGCATCTGCTCGACGGCGTCCAGCGCCTGCTGTGCTTTGGCCTCGGCTTGCAGCGCCGCATCCTGCGCCAGCGTGGCCACAGCGTCCAGCGCCTCGGTAGCTTTCTGGTCAGCAGTGCCGGCAGCGATGGACAGATCCACCAGCGTGGTGGGCTCCAACTGGCGAGCGTTTGAGAACAGGCGCTCGAACTGCCGCACCTGCTCATGGTCTTGCAGGAACGACGCGAGTTGATCCCGCGTGAGGTTGAGCCTGGACGAGGCCATCAGTACGCCAGCGCCTCGATCTGCGCCTCCAGGCGGGCGAACGACAGGTGCGCCTGACTGTCACCCCGGAACCGCTGCATACGCCAGTGGCGCATGGAGCCCTGCCGTAGCCACACCAGGCGTTTCGCGCGGTTGCCGATAGCCCCGGCGCGGATGTAGTGATCCTGCCCCCAGGCCGAGCCATCGAGGGAATAACTGGTGCTGATCTGCGGGTCCAGCCCCAGCGCCACGCGGCCCGTGAGCGCCACAAGTTCCAGTTCGTGGAACAGGGCGCCGCTGCCGGCGTTGTAGACGATCATCGTGCCGAACTCCCAGCGCACCGTCTGGCCCCAGTGGTCGCTGCGCGTGTCCACGGTGTGCCCGATGGCCGACGACGCCGGGTCGCCGATACACCATTGGTTATAGGCCCAGACGAAGTTCCGGGCGCGGTACTGCGCGAAGCCTGTAATCGTGGTGGTCAGTGTCGTCCAGATCGGCTGGCTCAGCGCCTGCGTGGCCGCGAGGTCGAACACCACCGTGCGGTCGGGTAGATGGACGTACAGCAGTTGGTGGTTCTTGTCGTTGCGGGCCTCCAGCTTCACCCGCGACAGTTGAGACTCGGTGTAGGTCAACAAGAGGCGGTCAATCTCGTCGGTGCTGATCTTCTGCGCCGTGGCGTTCGCGCCCATGTAAACGCCGGGGGCCTCGTTGCGCCCGGAGCCCAGGAACGCGATCATCTCGTTGAAGACGCAGCACGCGAAGGTGCCGATGGCGCCCTTCTGGATCTGCGCGCCGTCGATGCGCCCGAAGGGGAACAGATCGCCGCCTACGTTGTCGAACACCTCGATGGTGTGTCGGTTCAGCGCATAGACCTCGTTGCGCAGCTTCAGCAGGGCCACCACGGGGTCAGGGTCCACCTCGCTGCTGCCGTACTTCAGCGGGTTCACCTGCGTCGGGTCGCTCAGCTCCGTGACCACCAGGAACTCGCCGTCCGTGACCATGAAATAGCCGTCAACCCACACCACATCGACCAGCACCGTGCCGAGGTCCGGGTCCGTCACCTGAGTGAGCGTGGCGCCGTTCCAGTAGTACAACCGACCACCGGACACGACGGCCAGGCGGTCGAACGAGTAGTCGAACGCGACCAGCTCATCCACGGGGCCGCCCACATCGCCCAACTCGGTGACGGCGCCATTGCTGGCGATGCTTACCAGCTTGGTGCCCATGACTCGATAAAGCGTGTTGCGCCACTCGATGCCGCCTCGGTCAGTGCCTGGGCCGCTACCGTCGCTCGTGATCCCGTCAGCGGGGCGAAGGTAGGCATCGCTGATGCCGCTGCCCTTGGGCGTGACAAAGAAGTTGACCGGATAGGCCGTGCGCAGGTCAGGGCCGCTGTCGGTGTAAATGCCAGAGACGATGGGGATTTGCATGTCAGCAGTTCCACGCCTTCAGGGCCAGCGCCTTGCGTGTAGGCTTTCCCTTGTCGTCCTTCATCGGCCCAGGCATTCCACCCATGCGGGCGCAGAACGACTTGCGCCGTGCGGCGTCCTTCTCGGTTTTCGGGTTCGGCGCAGGGGGCTTCAGGTTCATGCCCTGAGCCTTGGCAGAGGCGCGTCCCTTGGCATTCAGGCCGCCCTTGGGGTTCTGGCCCTCCTTGCGCGTCCAGGCTGGGGACTTGGCCATGGTCAGCCGATGCGATACCAGGAGTTGGTGGCCTGGTAGAACCGCAGGCGGAAGAAAGCATTGGCCGCCAGTGTGGTAGGCGCACCAAACGCTGCCGTTGCGCC